TGCTCCAGAAACCAGCAAGGTGATGCTGGTGAACGTAGTCAGTTGCAGTTAGGCGTACTCAAGAATAGATTTAGTGGCTCAACAGGGGATGCAGACACCCTGCTCTATGACGAGAAGACTGGTCGCTTAGTACAACAAACAAACTTCTTCCAATGACATTACTTATTGATGGTGACGGACTAGCTTACGCTGCTGGATTCGCAAGTGAGAAAGATGTCATCTTCAGCGAGTACCAGCATGTACTTGTAACAGATGAGCGTGATGCACAGGATTACATCGCAATGAAGATAGAAGAATACCAGTCCATCACTGGGGATAGAGGCAAGATCATCATGTGTTTCTCTGACAATCCCACCTTTAGACATGGAATATATCGTGAGTACAAAGCTAATCGAATAGGTACACGTAAACCTCTAGCTTTTAAAGAGATTGTCGAAGCAATGAAAAGGTATTACGAAGTAGCTATCTACCCCAACCTTGAAGCTGATGATGTGATGGGCATACTTGCAACCGAGGAGCAGCACCCTACACGTGTCATAGTTTCAGCCGATAAAGATATGAAGACCATACCTTGTATTCTTCTGAGGAATGGAGATCTTGAAACCATTTCTGAAAAGAGGGCAAATAGAAATTGGATGGCTTCTGTATTAGTGGGTGATAGGTGCGACAACATACCTGGGTTGGTAGGTGTCGGGCCAAAAACTGCTGAAAAAATTTTGGGAGATTCCGAAACCCTTTCTGATATGTGGGACAAGGTGATAGGTGCGTACGAGAAGAGGAAACTTACATACAAATCAGCATTACTTTCAGCACGACTTACTAGAATCTTGAGACATGGGGAGTACAATTTACATAAGCAAGAAGTATCCCTCTGGGAACCACCCACCACATGATCGATGAAGAACTCTGGCCTCAAATAGATGAGGTACTCATTAGAAAACTAGAAGAGATCTACCCTGATAGATGTCCATCAATAGAGACAAGTGACCGAGAGATATGGAGATACGGTGGTCAGGTAGAACTAGTAAGAATGTTGCGATCTGTATATAATGAGCAGAACAATATTGAATAGAGATGGCGACTTCAATACAACTTTCTGGCCCTAACGCAACATGGAGAACTGCTAGCGAACCAATAATAATGACGGGGTCACCTAATACAGCCCAAACTATTAACTTACCTTTAAACGCAACAGCATCTACATCTACCTCTACATCTACGCAGTTACCTGTAATAAGAGACACAGGTTACATGTCAGGTACTAGACCAGCCTTGGCAGATGGTAGTCCATCACTGGTAAGTAAAGAAGATGTAGCAGCATGGGCACAGGATATTGATAATGTTTTTCAATCTCAGCTAGGCAGAAATGCAGGAGCAGTTGGTCATCAATATTGGACATACGATGCAATGGCTGACACTGGTGCATTGATGGATCAAGGGATGTCTTACGAGCAGGCAAAGGCAAGGGCACTTCAAAATCTTGCAGCAAATGTTGGCTATTCTTCTGAACGAGCAAACTTCTTAGCAACCGGTGATGCAAATGCTAGCCCCCTTGCTACTGGTGCTGGTACTTGGAACCCAACTAATAATCCTGAACAATACAACAGCCCTTACACACCAGGTGGAGAGCTAGTTACCAATGACGATGGCACAAGGACATGGCAACCTGGAGCAAACACTCAAGCTACATATACTTCTGTTCCACTAAACCAACAACCAATACAACCTGTTGTTTATGGTGGCGGTGGTAGTAATACAACTGTCGTTACAGGAGCAGGGCCACAAGCTAAGACTGCTGCTGACCAACTAAGAATTACTCCTCAAGATAAAGTGACTTTAGCTGGTAGCAATAGATTAGGTGACTATTCAAGACAAGAACGTAAAGGAAGAATGGGACCAATACCAGGAGGCAAGGTTGGTAGTGGTGGTGTAAACATTCCTAGCTACGGTTAGTATGGTACACATAACACGAACGATTCATCATGTGTGGTGGCGGCGGCGGTTCTTCTAACGAGGAAGCAAGAGAAGAAGCTGATGAAAGACATCAAGAGAATCTTGCTTTACAGCGAGAACAGATGGCTGAACAAAAGCGTCAGTTCGAAGTAACTAGGGAAGATAACCAACGTAGATACAGAGAACAGAAACGTATAGCAGAAGCTGCTCCACCTCCACCACCAGCAGAAGATGCAGGCGTGGCAACACCAGCTATAGATGAACTAATGATTAGTGGTGCAAACAGAAAGAAATATAGATCAGCAGAATATAAGAAAGAGACAAGAGACAGAGCCAACTCTTCCCTTGGTATTAGCTAATGGATTTAAAAATTAACGACATTGATCTTGCACCTGGTAAAGGTAGAAAGAAAAAGAAAGGTACTACCCTTGCTGGTAGATACGACCAACTAAAAACTACAAGAGATCCTTTCCTTCAAAGGGGTAGAGACTGTAGCAAGGTAACAATTCCATCTATCTGTCCTGACTCCAACCAAGGAGATCATGGAAAACTTAAGACACCTTGGCAATCAACTGGTGCACGTGGTATTGCACACTTAGCTCACAAGCTTTTAATTACACTTCTACCTCCTAACACACCCTTCTTCAAGCTAGAGATAGATGGCCTTGCATTACAAATAGAAGAGCAAGGGCCAGAGATTAAGACAGAACTAGACACAGCATTAGTCAAGGTCGAACAAGCTTGTATGACATCGCTTGAGACAATGAGTGCAAGAGCTTCATTGAACCAAGCCTTTAGACAACTGCTGGTTACAGGTAATGTTCTTCTCTATGTACTACCAGATGGAATAAGAGTTATACATCTACAGGATTACTGTGTCGTTCGTGATCCAATGGGTCACATCACTGAGATCTTAATAGAAGAAGAAGTCTACCCTGAAGCATTACCTGATGGATTCTTACCTGACCAGAATGAAGAGGAAGAAAAGTTAGAGGCGACAAAGAAAAGTATTAAGGTACATACATGTGTAAAGTTTGAGAACGAAGTAGCCACCTGGTATCAGGAGGTAAAAGGAAAGGAAGTACCTAACACTTATGGTCGTTGTCCAGAGAACTGTAGCCCTTGGATTGTATTGAGATATGAGAAGCTTGACTCTGAAGACTATGGACGTTCACATACTGAGCAGTACTACGGTGATCTAACTGCACTTGAATCTCTGTATCAAGCAGTGATCGAAGCAGCAGCAGCAGCCAGCAAAGTTTTATTTCTTTGTAACCCGAATGGAACCACACGTCCTCGTACACTAAGTAGTGCAGCGAACGGTGCAATAGTTCAAGGTAATGCTGCTGATGTAACTGTCGTTCAAGCCAACAAGCAGGCTGATCTACAAATAGCTAACTCAACTATTGATCGTATCGAAGGTAGGTTGCAGTTTGCTTTCTTACTTAACTCAGCTATCCAAAGACCAGGAGAAAGAGTTACAGCAGAAGAGATTAGATACATGGCACAAGAACTTGAAGCAAGTATCGGCGGGTTCTACTCCATACTTACTCAAGAACTACAGTTACCACTTGTACGTAGGTTGATCTACATGTTGCAGAAGAAAGGCAAGCTGCCTGAGTTCCCTAATAGTCAACAGACAGGTGAACCATTAGTACTACCTAAAGCTGTAACAGGACTAGAAGGTATAGGTAGAGGTGATGATATGAATAAGTTAACTGAGTTCTTAACTCTTACCCAGCAAGTACTAGGGCCAGAGATAGCACAACAGTATGTAAACTATGAAGAAGCATTAAGAAGGTTAGCCGCTAGTGCTTCTATTGATACGACAAATTTAGTTAAGACAACTGAACAGTTGCAACAAGAGGCGGCTGCTGCTAAAGCAGAAGCACAGCAACAGCAACAACAACAGCAGATGATGGAAGCAATGAAGTCATCAGCAATGGCTAAAGCTGTTGACAATTACACCAAAGAAGGTACACCGTATGGCCCCCAGTTCTCAGGAGACTCCCAAACAGGAGCAACAGGAAGCACCCCTAACTCCCTCCCCGATCTCAGGGCAGCAGCCCAAGGACTCCCCAGTGGCCCAGTCCAAGGAGGAGAAGCCTAGAGAGTTAGTTGCTATTAAAGAAGAGAAGCCAGTTGCTAAGAAGAAGAAAGATAAAGAGCCACAAGTTATTAAAGACGGCGAACGACACATCACTATCAAATAACAACCTCTCACCCATCACAATCCAATGCCAGATCCTATTACTATTTCCGAACCAGAAACAGGTGCGTTGTCTCCTGAACAAGAGGTCGATGCAAAAGACCAAGCTCTAATTGATGAAGCAAAAGAGAACGGGCCAGTTAAATTTGCTGGTAAGTATGACTCTGTTCAAGACCTAGAGAAAGGATACGAAGAACTTCAGAAGAAGTTAGGTAGTCAAGATGAAGGCGACAAGCCTGAAGTATCTGAGTCAGAAGAACAATCAGAACCTGGTAAAGCAACAGAGATCTATGGTGAATACATAGGCAGTCGCCTTGATGAAGCTGGTGTTGACTACCAAGGTATGAACACTAGATGGCAAGAGACAGGCCAACTAACTGAAGAAGACTACACAGCATTAGAAGGTGCTGGCTTTAGTAAAGATATGGTCGAAGCATACTTAGATGGTGTGCAATACAGAGCAGCACAAGACTCAGAGCTTGCAGCTAAAGAAGTAACTGCAATCAAGCAAGAGTTTGGTGGAGAGAAAGTGTATGACGAGATGCTTACGTGGGCTGCTGGAAACCTAGACCAAGGTGAGATTGATGCGTTCAATGACATGCTTAAGACTAGCAACCCACATCAAATAAGGATTGCTGTCGCTGGTCTTCAAGCTGCATACATGAACAATGCACCAAGAGAACCTCAACTTGTAGGAGGTAGAACAGCTAGAGCAGATACAACTAAGTACGAGTCAGCAGCACAGGTAGTAGCAGCTATGAATGATGAACGATATGCAACTGATCCAGCGTATAGAAAACAAGTACAGGAAAAACTTAGTCGCTCAAATGTAATGTAAAGGGTATTATGTAAATACCTAAACCTTCTCATAGAGACAACGGCCCCTTGCGAGGGATACCCTGCGTTGAAGAGATAGTGAAGGGAAACCTTTCTTTCTTTTTTCCGTGGCTAACTTTACTAGCTCACGGCTAGGTCTTGTAAACAATACAGGCTCTAGCTATGACGCTTTATTCCTTAAGACCTTTAGTGGAGAAGTACTCAGTGCTTTCCGTAAGGCAACCGTGTTCGAGCCTCTGCACACTGTACGTACCATATCATCTGGTAAGTCTGCTCAGTTCCCTATCATTGGATTAAGCAGCACAGCTTACCATACACCTGGTACACAGCTTACAGGTAATGCTATTAAGCATGCTGAAGCTGTTATCAACATCGATGACAAGCTCGTATCAAACGTATTCGTTGCTGACATTGATGAAGCTAAGAACCATTATGACGTTCGTAGCCAGTACACCACAGAAATGGGTAACGCATTAGCGTACACATTTGACAAGAACGTAGCAGCTACTATCTGCCAAGCAGCAAGAACAACTAACAACTTCAATACTGACCTACCTGGTGGTACTCGTATTAAGATTGTTGCTTCTAGTAAAGCAGCTATCACAGGGGCACAGCTAGTCAGTGCTATGTGGTCAGCAGCCGAACAGATGGATATAGATAATGTTCCTGAAGACGGGAGATATTTAGCTCTCGCTCCAACCGAATATTATAAAATCGCTCAAACAACAGACGTACTCAACAGAGACTGGGGTGGTTCTGGAGCATACGCAGATGGAACAGTCTTGAAGGTAGCTGGCATCAGCATCATCAAG